CGCTGTATTGACCTACTGCCGGCCAGACATATTCAGACTGCTGCGCGAGCAGCTTGTAGAAGCGTCCTTTGCAGAGCAGTTCTGCAATATCTGCAAGCCTTTTGTCCGCGCATGCCATCAGGCAGTTATAATTCAACTTAATGCCTTTTTCAGCTGTCGCCTGAAAGGTTCTGATCCAGTGTGCGTAATCAGTGCCGGTGAGCGCTGCCGCAATCTCATTCGGATCAGGATACAGATATTCAGCCGTCATTCTCTGCGAAGCCGGGTTTGTCAGCTGCCATGATTCGCAACCTCTGCATCCGCCGTAGTAGCTGTTGTAATAGTTCTGCTTATTGATGCCTGCGCTGTAGAAGTTGTAATATATCTGGTACCGCTTCTTCGCGTCGCCCTTATACATGACGATCCTGACCGTCTCATGCCAGTCAACAGACTTTGTACTGTTATCCGTGCAGTACACGAAGAACTTGAAGTGTCTGATCACGGACATGCTCTCGTTCAGATCCTGAAGGAATGAGACCGAAGCATTGTACTCAATCTCGTACTCGCTCGTATGTGTCGGCTTTTTGTGCTTTGACAGCATGCGGACAGCTGCTCCGCAATGCGGGCATACTGCGGTCTTGTTTACCTTCACCTGCTGCCCCTGATCATCTACGAACGCTTTCCGGTCGTTTTGTTCGCCACAGGCAGAGCAGCACCACTTTTCGGTTTCGGCATTGTATACGGCTATATCCTGCGCGCCCATCGCTTTCTCTGTCGCCCAGGGAACAAAACCGGACGGTTGCCCTTCAATGGTATCCATCAGCTCTTGTATGCGCCTCTCGCGTCTTTCCTTTGCGGTCTCGCGTTTTGCAAGGTCATAATCTCTTTCAAGGCGGTCGAGCATGTCCACCCAGGTTTCATGCTGGTAGTTCGTCCAGTATTTATTCTTGTGGAGCTTCTTGATCGTATCAAGGATCTCTTCTTCGTCTTTGGTATGAGCCTGTTTGAACGTATCTTTGTACTTTCCTCTGGCCTTGGTAGTCGTGCGTACATTGAGCCGATACTGTTCCTTTTCCCACCATTCCCGGAAGCCGTATGCCGTAAGCAGGGTGTTCTCTGTCCACTTTGCTTCGGTGTCCATGTATCCGGAGAATTGCCGTGCGTATCCGGCTGCATACCAGGTCGCATGGTTGCCGTTCTTGAGCTTTACGCAGTGGCGGAAGCAGAGCGAACCGTTGTTGTAGCAGTTCAGCACAGTGATATCCTCGACTGTCTGCATGATCGTCACGCGGCCTTTTCTCTTTGTCTGAGGCGCAGGGTTTTTCTCTATGAGCTTCTGTTTCATTCCGACCTCACCTCCTCGATGATCCCGGCATCGTTGATGTGATACCATGTAAAGGGATAGTATTTCTGTCCGTCAACCTTCATGACTTCCCCCGCTATCAGGTGGCCGTCCGCATCCTCTTTGATCAGGCCTATATATCCGTCGCAGGATCCGATCATTGCCCTGGGATCTTCTCCGCGGGCTATGGCTATGACTGCTGCCTTTGCGCTGCTCTTTGATATCGATACGTCTCTGCCGGACCATTCCCACTTCTTACGGTCGGGATGACCGACTATGTACTTGATGCAGGCGCAGAAGAAGCCTTTTATGTCCAGCTCTTCAAGTATGACTATCTTCGTGCAGGCTATGCGTTCCTGATCGTCTTCGTCGATGGATCCGGAAGCCTCGACCTTGAAGAATCTGTCTCTCTTTAGGTCGTAATATCCGAGACACTGAACAGGATTCTCGCAGCAGTGATATCCGCAGCTGGCCGTCTTTGATTTCTCGACAGTATATGTGCCGCCTACGCGGAACACTTCGCCGTCACGGTTCCCGAGTCTTGCCGTCATGTCGGGGCTGATGCCTTTGTACGCGATCATACATCATCACCACCCATCGGCATGATAGTTTCGTGATCGCCTTCTTCGCTGATACCAGTTTCGTCATCGTTTTCGGGCAATGCTTCAGACTGCTCCGGTTCATCCTGTGTCTCTTCGGGCGTCTCGGAGTCCTCCTGTGTCCCTTCAGGTTCTTCGGGGTCTTCCTCTGTCTCTTCGGGTTGCACCGGTGCAACTTCAGACTTTTTCTCTTCCTGCTTGCCGGCAGGATCGATGTAGTATTCCCGGATCGCTTCTTCGAGTCTCTTCCTCGATATGTCTCCGATCGGTAACGTGCCCGGGATGGAACTGTTGAGCTTACGTGCTGCGCTTACTATCGGGCCGGGTACGTTCTTGCGTGATTTCGATGTCTCTACAATCAGTTTGGCCAAAAGGTTTACTAAGTCCTTGCCCTTGCGCCTGATTCCGATCATGAGCTGCTTATCATTTTCTTCGAGCATCATGTTCTTGATGAAGTCTACCCAGAGCTGCAACGAAGTAGGCAGGTCGAGATCTGCTGTCTCGATGTCAAGTTTGCCTATGGCCGCTATGAGTGGGTTGCACAGTTCGTCGTAGTCACCTGCGAGGAAATCATCAACGTACATTTCATCGATGCCGTTCTCCTTCGCGATCGTCCTGACCGCTTCATTGTCTCCCTGTGCCTTCTGGGCAGCTGCTGCCCGGTTGATCTCTTCGGCAGAATCAAATTCTCCGAACTTCGCAAATAATTTCGCCATGTCTTTCTCCTTTGTGTGTTTATGATAAATTCGCGTTTCATGTTCAATCTCGTACCATTGTGAACCTCATGAAGCCGAAGCCTCCGTACTCCGGGGAGTGAAGCCCGATCTCGATGGAGTTCTTGTCAATGATGTATCCTTGCTTTGCATACTTGGCGGGTACCCGTACGCCTTTTGTCCGGAACCACTCACGGGCCGTGATGACCTTGATCGTGGGCTCGGGGTGTACGAGGTTCTTTGAGCTGTTCCATCGCTTACCCTGCATCGCGTCAGGCGTCCCTATCGTCCTGCAGGTGTATTTGATGAGATATGATGCCAGCTTCGCATAGTTCCCGGAGTCATCCAGCGGGTTCACGTGTATGCGGCCGTGATTCCATACCCGCTGTATGGTACCGATGTCTACTCCGGGGGAGGAACCTATAACCAGGTGGTGATGTCGGGCTCCATGGCTGCCCGTCTCTGCCACATGTACGTACTTGAGTTCAGATCCTGCTGCCTTGTACTCCTTCCGGAGCTTCCTGAGGAACTGCGCTATGTCTTTCTTCATGTCCTCGGGATCCCTCGGCGGATCTCCTCGTGCTTTGGCGTAGGAGAGTACCAGATGATAGTCGCCTGCCTTGAAGTTCGCATTGAGGATTCTGCGAAGCTTCTTCTCCGCGATCCTGTTGTTGATCTTCAGCTGCTCTTCCTTCGAAGGCTTTACCCGATCCTCTGATCTCTGACCTCTCCTTCCATACCTGGCCGAAAAATACCTCTCAACCTCTATCGTTTTACCCGCCACACATACCGACTCGATGTATGGCATATGAAAAATCTCCTTTGTCGTTGTTGGTCGGTTAGTTAATTACTTTATGGACTTACTAAAACGGCCTCGAAACCGCTTGAAATCTGTACTTTTTGCGACAAAAATCCCTGCAAAATTCATTGACTTTTGGTGAGAGGTCTGGTACACTATTACATAGGTAGAAACCTTTCGATAATTTCGCAAAGATTATCGTCCTTTAATCACTCCGGGTCGCGACGGAGTGATTATTTTTTATCCGCTCCTGATCTTCTGTGTAGTTCATATAGCAGCGTGTACATAACAGTTCCTTGAGGATCCTTTTGCCCCTGCGCTGTTCTATCTGGTAGCAGCGGTCAAGATCGTGGAACTCTGTACCGCACTTCTCGCACGCGGCCGGCAGGTCCTTGTCCGGTGAATAGCGGATATTGTGTACGATCTCGTAATCCATCCCTTAACCCTCTGTTTCTAATGCTGCATCGTATGCCACTCTCATAGCCTCCGCCTGCTCCACATGCTCCGGAAGCACGAAGCCATAAAGATGGCCGTTGCCTATGATCGCTACCAGACCTCTTACGTTGTACTTGAACATATCCATGACCGGGATATCATCCATGTACCTTTTCTGTGGTGCTGCTTTCTTGACTTCTAACATGCGTCTTCTCCTTTCGTTCCTTTCATTCCCAGGATGTCAACGATCTCTTCGAACGCCCTGAGCTTTCTCTGTGTCTTGGAGTGCTCGGATTCATTTGTTTTCAAATAATCAAGAGAGTCCATTATTTCGGACTTGATTTCGGTGAGGATCCGGGTATTCCAGCTGTACGATTCCTGCTTCGTCATATCAACGCCCTCTGTCCTTGTGTTCTTTTTGCTCTTGTTTTCTTCCATTCCTGGTACTGCCGCTGCACATCCTCATTCTCAAACGCTTTTGAGGCGCAGCGGAAGAGCTGGGCGGCAATAATATTCTGGGATGCGGTCGGCATCGTTTTTATATCTATAGCCGCCTGAGTGATCGTTTCCATATTTGCCTCCTTAAGAAGTTGCACCGGTGCAACTTTTTATAATAGTGCGCCTACATTCATGGGCGTTCGGAAAATTCTCCTTTCGTCATAGCCGTCCACATAAGGATCTTGGAGGGTGTCTCCCTGGACTATGATTGCGTCTATTCCATAGAACGAACATGCTATGTAAGTCATATATACCGCCAGATAATCAAGATCCTGACCCACTACCTTGAGCATTTTTTGATAATTCAGGCCTCGGGAACGCAGTACATCGGCCGTGGCTATGATATTCGCACCGCCGCCGCAGGTCGGCTCGTTGAGTGGGAGCTTGTCGTTTTCCGTCAGATCTTTTGGAAGCGAAAGTTCTGCCATCAGTCTGGCCAGATGATAAGGTGTGAAAAACTGTCCTGTGTTCTTGTTTCCGCAGCCGGATTTCATGTATATGTCTCCGAGTACGTCATCGAAACAGTTCTCGTAGATTTCAACCAGTGCAAATGTGGCCTGCATAAACGTATCCTGCGTCTTTTTATCATGGCGGTTGAATGTCTGAAGATATTCTTTTTCGCGTTCCTGCCATATTCCCCCGTGATGTATACTGCAGGTGTTGACTATTGAGAGTGCAAGGCACTTCACCCAGTCGTAAAACAGCTGATATGGCGAATACGACCCGCTGGCTGAGCTGATAAATTGAATAATGTCCTTCTTTTCCATGATTACCTCACATATCTTTCGTGCGCGTTCCTAATATCTTCTTCATGAAGATCAAGATATATCTGCGTAACGCTCAGATTTGCATGTCCGAGTATTTTACTGACCTGCTCGATCGGCATTCCGGTTCGAAGCGCAAATGTTGCGCCAGTTCTTCGAAACTTATGCGGGTGTGCTATTACATCAACTGATCGCCCCAACTTTCGGACGATGCTTTCAATGGTTCCCTTGTCAATGTGATTACTGTCTTCGATCAGCTCCGGGTTTTTATAGAAGAACCGGTATTCGGATTGTTTCAATCCCTTTTTCTTTTGTGCTGCATCAAATAGGGGAATCATTTTAGGAAAGAGATAAGGGTTCAAGTCCTGGCGTTCCTTCAGATATTCCTTTACCGCAAACAGCGCCTTGGCGTTCATGTATGCGTATCTGTCTTTCTTGCCTTTTCCGTGGATCAGGATCCTGTCGCCGTCGATTTCGGATAATTTAATCTGTGCAATTTCAGACACACGGCACCACGTAGACAAAAGCAGTTCGAAGATCGCCCTTGTCCGGTTATCCTGGATTCTTCCGCGCATCTTCTCGATCTCCATGTCCGTAAAGGCTTCCTTTTGCTTCTTGTAAACCTTGATCTGCTCAATCTTGTTCATGGGATTTTTAGTGCGAATCTCTTCTTTCTGCATCCACTCATAAAACGAAGACAGGTTTCGGATCTCATTATTTATCGTTGTCAGCGACACGTTTCCCTTGATTTGCCGGTTTGCAATATATATCCGGATATCGTCAGCCTGTATATCCATGGGCGACTTGGATATTGTTGCAAATATCTTTTTCAGGGACGTGCCGTAAAAGTGGAGAGTCCTGTCGGTGCAGCCTTTAATCTTTTTTGCGATCAGGAACTTTTTGAGATAGTCGACGGCGTTCTGTTCATCATACACAGTAAGTTCCGTCGATATCTTTTTGAGCTCATAGCCTGAAAGATTGACATATAGGGCTGCTTGAAGTCTCTTGGCCGCCTGTTCTCCGATCTCATCCCACATTGAAATAACGATCTTGTTGATCAGGTCGTTCTTTTCTTCGTTGCTGACTTCCATACTCACCACCTTTCAGACTGTTGCTGTCGCCTTTTCTTCTTTTTCCTGCTGACCAGCGAATAACATGGGGTTTACGTCCAACTCAATACATATTTTCAGGAATTCGTCAGCCCGAAGTTTTCTGCGTCTTCCTGCAGGTGAGATGCTGTCTCTAATGTTGCCGTAAGGGATGTTCGTTTTACGAGACAGGTTTGAAAGATTTATGCCCTTGTCCTGAACGTACAGAGCAACGCTATTGGTTACATCCATGTTTTAAGATCCTCCTTTCTGCTCTTCTTAGCTGCTAAGAACTGATATCATCATAGTATTAGTCTTTAAGAATGTCAAGCATTTTTTTCTCAGATTTTAAGAATTTTTGTTTACTATCTGTAAATATCGTGTTATCATACCCTCAGGAGGTGACTGCCATGAAGGATCTTAATGTTGCATCGATGCTTAAGAAAATGCGAAAAGAGAGCGGTTTTTCTTCTTCGGATGTTGTGTCCGCACTCGAACAGAAAGGTATAAATATTGCAGCAAAAACTCTTTATGGATATGAGAACGGCGTAAGTATGCCTAACGCTGATATATTCATGGAGCTTTGCGCGATTTATAATTGCACCAATCCTCTTGACTGCGCTGCTGACGTTCCTGACATAGGGCAAAGATTACTCGTATTATTCAACCGCCTTAACGAGGAAGGTCAGGAGCGGATCATTGAAGAATTAGAGATGATGGTCGAGAGTAAACGATATATAAAAAGTCGTGAGGTTGGAGTGGTATCTAAGGAAATATTGTAGATAGCTATTTATATTACGGAGGTGTCTTATGAGACTATTCACATCAACATGGAGATTTTATGTAGCTGTTATTCTTGTAATTGGTAGCATCGGTTCTTTGTTTTCGCTGGGTGTTAAGGAATTTGCTGCCGGGATCATCGTGAGCGTTCTCTTGATCTTGCCTGAGCTTCTGTATTTCCTGAAGCCTGCTGCCTCTATCTGGAAGAAATGGGATGAAAGTGCAAGTTCCCAGAAGCAGCAAGACCGCATTGACAGGGCTCGCAGCGGTGATCTCACGCCGCGATGGGTTGATGTTAAAGGCAAGATTGCCAGTTTTACCGGAAGTGATGGCGGAGTTGCTTATAAGACTACCCTTAAGAAGTGCTCATGCCCGGATTTTGCAAAGCGAGGTGTACCTTGCAAGCATATGTTTTATCTGGCGGATCGTTGCGATCTGATTGACCGATAAGCGCGATGGTCTTTAAGGTCATAGTTTTCGAGAGGTTTATACCATGCCAAAGAAAAATGAATTGCCCACAGAGCAGAGCGGGGGCGGCATCAAGGCCGTAATCTACGCCAGGTATTCTAGTTCCGGTCAGAGGGAAGAGTCCATTGAGGGGCAGCTGCGTGATTGTCGGGAATATGCATCGAAAAACAATCTGCTCATCGTAGGAGAATATATTGACAAGGCTCTTACCGGCCGAAGTGATAAGCGCCCGGATTTTCAGCGCATGCTCAAGGACTCCGAGCGAGGAATTTTTCAGGTTGTCATTTGCTGGAAGATGGACAGATTTGCGCGAAACCGATATGATTCTGCGACATACAAATACAGACTGAAGAAAAATGGTGTGAGGGTTGTGTATGCCATGGAGGCAATCCCGGAGGGGCCCGAAGGCATCATTCTTGAGTCGGTGATGGAAGGCTATGCGGAATACTACAGCGAGAATCTGTCGCAGAATGTGAAGCGCGGCTATTATGACAGCGCCTTGGAGTTGAAGACGCTGGGGCAGAGACTGTTGGGGTACCGCAAAGGAGCTGACGGCCGCTTCGAGATCGATCCAGCCACAGCCCCGATCGTGCGCAGAATATTTGAAGAATACGCCATGGGGAAGCGCCCCAAAGATATATGTGAAGATCTGAACCGTGAAGGGTTTCGAACTCTTCGCGGCGGTCTGTTCAATAAATGCAGTCTACCGCGGATCATCGCTAATGAGAAATATACCGGATTATATGAATACAAAGATATTCATGTTGAGAACGGCATTCCTCAGATCATTTCGAAGGACTTATTCCTGAAGTGCAATAAGATTCTTGAAGGCCATCGGCAAGCACCTGCTGCCAGAAGAGAAGTCGGGGAAAGATTTCTGCTGACGGGTAAGTTGTTCTGTGGTAAGTGCGGCCAGCCCATGACCGGAGACGGCGGAACGAGCAAGACCGGTAAGGTGCACAGCTATTATATCTGCAACGGTCGCAGAGCTCATGTGTGTGACAGAGAACGGATCCGTAAGGACGATATAGAGCAAAATGTTATTTCGGAGCTGATAATGCTCATTCACTCGGATGAGTTTATTGATGAAGTGGCCGATCTGGTGATCCGTTATCAGGAGCGTACGAAGGATACTTCCGTTCTTAATTCACTGGAAGCGCACCTGAAGGATATAGAAAAGCGTCTTGAGAATCTTACCCTTGCAATCGAGGCCGGCATAGATGCCGCCACGATCAAGTCAAGGATCCTTGCGCTTGAGTCTGAGAAGGCAGATGTTGAGAAGGGCATAGCAAAGGAACTTATCAAGGATCCCGAGCTTGACAAGGATCAGATCGTGTTCTTCCTTGAGCAGTTCCGCAAGGGAAACATAGACAGCGAAGAATGGAAGTTGTCGCTTGTTGATACATTTCTGCAGGCCGTTTATGTTTATGATGATAAATTCGTGATCACGCTCAACTACTCCGGAAGCAGGAACACGATCACGAAGAAGATGGTCGACAAGCTCGCCGGCGGCGACTTCTCCGGGGATGTCGTGAGTTCAAGTTTGTCCGCGTCCAGCGCATTAAACGAGGACAATTTGAACCCGCCGAGGCGGTTCATGTTCCTCAGTCGTAAAGTTTTTGGCATATCGGTGCCACATATACTTTGCATTAAGAACATTAAGCGATAAGAAAATGAGATCTCCGGTTGTGGGGATCTCATTTTCTTTATGTTTTAGATAGACATTGTTATGAACCGAACACGAAGCCGAGAACTGCGGCTGTTTTTGCTCCGACAATTCCATCAATCGCGAGGCCGTTGTCGTTCTGGAATTTCCTGACCGCAAGTTCTGTCAGCGAGCCCCAGATACCATCGACTTCAAGCTTGGCCTTATCAAGCTCATTGAGGCGAGCCTGCAGGGCCTTGACATCATCTTTTCTCCCTGTGCTGTTTGACTTCTTGATCGTACTCTTCAGCCAGTACACATTATTGATGACCGTCGCTGCATGATGGCCTTCTCTGAGCAGTATATCGCCAGGAACGAGCTTCTTGTACCCAGTGGTATATTTCTCTGAGCTATAGAACTTAAAGCCGCCTACGGCCTTGTAGCGTTCGCGCATGTTGCCGGTGTAGGTGTCTCTCGGGATCGGATATCCGGCATAATTCGCGTTTGTTGTAACCATCTGGGAACAGTCAGTGTTTGCCGGTTTAGTGAGCTTGGTATAATCGAATCCGCGTGTTTTGACTATATCATATGCGCTGTATCTGTCGCTCTGAGAATATCCCAGATTAGCATTTCGAGCGCCGGCCTCGGCATTCCTTGCGATCTTTGCTCGGTCTTCTTTCTTTTTGCACCGAATAACATAGTCCCACTTGCCGCCGCTGGCGTACCATTCCTGGATACGAACTTCTTTTCCGGTCTGATCGCCGCCCTTGCCTGAGGTCGTTCCGTTCTCGGAGCTGACGGCATGTGCTATTGTGACGCGATAATTTTCATCCATACTGGCACCTCCTTATTCCTTGACTTCAGGAAGCCCGCCCAGTGATGTACAAAGCGAGCATATTCCGGCGACAAGCCCTGTTGCAAGCCATGCGAGTATAATATCAAGATATGACCAGTTTGCGTTCTGTATCATCGTAGGTGTGATGATAAGTCCTGCCGGTATCTGCCCGGCGAGAGTCTGGCCGACTGTGCGAAGGGCTCTCTTGGCAGCAGCCTTCCACCAGCTTGAATTCTGAATATTTTTCATCCTGCATCCCTCCTTCTTTTTGCTTCTTCTTCAAGATCATCTATTCTGTGATTTGCGACTGCGATTTTTTCTTCAACGACGGGCATCCTTCGGGCGAAATTGTTGTGCTCCCGGACCTCGCGCGTCAATTCTTCAATCTTGGTCTCGATGACGGCCTGCTGTTTGTCCAGCTTCGCATCTACGGCTGCATTATTTTTGTTCGACGTTATGATAACGGAAACGACCGTGATTATTGATGCCAGGATCGACCCTGCCGCTGTGATGAGCGCAATGGCTATACTTTCCATATACTCTGTCTCCTTGGATTGTCTTTATAGTTGATGTTCGGCTCTTATCTGTGCGGCCTCATTGATTTTCTCGACCGCTTTGGCCGTATCATCGTCCGCAATCTCCGTATGCAGCATTGTGATCAGAAGAAGTTCTTCTATGGCATCAGCCTGAAGCTTGATTATCTGATTCTGTGCTTCGAAGAGTTCGAGCTTGACTTCTGCAAGAGCCTCTTTGGTGCTGAGTTCAACAAAACCGATATTAACGAGTGCAGCCCGGATCTCTTCGATACTTTCGAAGTCCTGTGCCGCTATTGCTGCATCTAACAATTTTGTCCGCACCTCTTGCAGATTATCCGTCATAATCCTCACCTGTGATGTACTCGTACTCAGCTTCGGTGATCGTGCCTTCTTCTACCATGCTCTGAAGCTTTTCCTTCGTGACCTTGCCTTTTTTGTAAAGTCTCTTAAGGCTCTCTACAAGTGTTCTCATTTACAGTACCCCCTCTTCCAAAAGTTGTTCGGTGTATGCATCGATAGCGTCAGCTGTGTCGATCTCTTCGATGGACTTCAGCAGGTGGTACTCGCTATTATCCATGAAGCGGCTCTCGCATTCCCACTCCGTATATGCAGGCATGGTGTCGGTAGCCTCGACGTTTTTCTGTTCGATGTTGCGCCTCTGGATCATGGTACCGCCGCCGGCATCCTCGAACTCAGGCGGCTGTTCCGCGCAGATCTCCTTCTTCCATTCCGTCATTTTTCTTTGCCTCCTTGTCTAATTTTGATATGATTCTTTTTAACTTACCTATGTCCACGCAAGGTTTGATGTACGCGAGGTAGCAGTCATATGAGTTTGTCCATTGAAACCAGCCCATGAGACTGACAAGCCCGCGGACCTGTCTTGCGTAGTAGCCTCTGCCTTCCTGCTTCGCCTTCCACAACTTCTTTGCCGTGCGCGTTGCCATTAACAGGATGCATTTTCTGATGATCGTGCGATCTCTCCAAAACTCGAAGCCCATAAAGTCTATGGGCCTTCCAATCCGCCCGCGTTTGCTCTCATAATCAAGTTTTATAACCTGATAGTTATGTTTCAGCTTCAGCCGAAGCTTCCCGAGCGCAATTCTCATCTGTACAAGCAGACGGTGAAGGATCCTCTTGTTTGTGCTTGTGATGACGATATCATCCACGTATCTCACGAGTCCCGTGTTGTCCGTCCTTTCTATGAGATCATCGACGGGTATCAGTATATAATTTGCAAGCCACGGCGATATATACAGCCCTATGAGTATTCCTTTCGGCTTGTAGCGGTATATCTTGCGGATCAGGTATAAAAATCTTTCGTCGGCAATGTCGTGCCGTAGTTCCTTGATAACTATATCTATTCGGATGCTGTCATAGAAGTGTCTGACATCACCTTTGATATAGTATCTGGCTCCCTCGCTGATCAGCTTCTCGATCTTGTGCTTGCCCAAGTGTGCGCCTCTGCCCGGAACGCATCCGACAGCGTTCTTTGAGAGCCTGCGCAGGATTATCGGCTGCATTACTTCCACAAGTATATGAAAGTACCATTGCTCATGAATGTCGGCAAGATGTGCGGTTCTTTTCTTGCCTTTCTCGTGGACTATCTTGGTCTTTCGTACTTTCGGCGGATTGTAACCGGCTTCGGGATTATCTTCCACGGTGTCGGCTATAAGCCGCTTCATTTTCTTGACTTCTTCATCGAGATTCTTGTCGATCTCGATCACGCCCTTACGTTTGGTCTTGTTCCGCCTCAGATTCTTCCATGCCTGCCTGATTATCTTTTCGTCCTGGCATTTCTTCCACAGATACTTGTATCGTTTATCATTCATCCGTGCAGGTGGTTTCTTGTCTTTTCTCATTTCTTTTTCTATCTCCTACGGATATGCTACTCGACCGTTTGCATATCCGCCCTGCATTGGAATAATTTCCACTCATCGTTCCAGTAATGGCGATTAAACGGTATTGCAACCGTCAGGGGTGTACGAAGAAGGCTTTCTTTGGGTTGTTATTCCGTGTTTTGAGTAGAATGAGGGCGAACCCGATGTTCCAGTTCGTATTCGTCGCCACGTTGTTCCAGTTACGCGCGCGAACGCCGTCATGAGCGCCGTTGTTGCAGTTGCCGAACCGAATCGAGACCGCCGCGAGGCGAAGGCCTTCTCCGCTATTGTGTTGCTTTATTTGTGAATGATTATTCCAAGTCTCTGTTGCTTTGTCTGCGGGTTACATGCCTGAAGGTTAGGCGGCTTTATGTTTTAAGGGGGAGGTCCCCCTCTTGCGCCTTGCGGCGCAATTCACCTCCCAAAAGGGCAGCAGGTTTTTACAGAAAGAGGGCGAACCCGAAGGCCCAGTACGTAATCGTCGCCACGTCGTCCCAGTGACGCGCGCGAACGCCGCCAAGAGCGCCGTTGTTGCAGGTGCCGAACCGAAGCGAGACCGCCGTTTTCGTGCTCTGGTCAGCCGCTACATATGTTCCGTCGCACGGTCCTTCTGCGGTAGATCCTCCCGAATACGGAGCGATCGGGATAGAACCGTAACCCTTAACAGGGTAGTAGTC